CAAATCTAGCTTGACCAAATATAGGAATAAAAGATGCTCCAATATTTATAGGATCAAGAAAACTAGCACCAATACCTACTGCTAACTTTGATGCTCCAACATAGAAACCACCAGAAAAAGGATTCCATGATCCTTGTGGTCCACGCTCTAATATACTTTGTCTTTCTCTTTCTTCTTTTTTTTGATCAACCATAATATCCACAACAGATTGATACTCATCATTATCAAAATATAAACCTAACTCTGCATATTCTTTATTTAATTCATCTTTATTAATTGGCGATGCTCCTGCGTCTATAGATTGATTTTTAGCATCTTGAATTTTGTAACTACTATATGCTCTTACTGCAGGATTAAAATTTATAGTTTCCTCATAAGTGGCACCTAATGCTTGACTAAAACTTGTTTTGTATTGATCATATCCAGATTCTTGAGCTGTTTCATTTACATTTAAACCAAAAGTAAAATTTGCCATATTATTATTTTATTTATTCAAATATTTCTGTAGGAATTTGATTTGTTCTTTTTCCAAGAACAACTTCTTCTTCACTTGTTTTTTTTCCTAAATTTAAATATCCTCTAGACTTTTGTATTTTAGAGCCAACCTCTGTATCAACAACAACATCAGTTCCTGGTACAGTATTTTCATTATAATCAAATGGAATATATAATTCTTGACCAGCTTCATTTACAATTGTACCAAAAGTATTTCCTGTTAATACAATACCATAAACAATACCTGTTCCATCTGCAGTATTTCTCCATTCACCATTTTCTTTCATTTGAAATTCCATTGTTTCTGTAAGTTTAGCTTGCTCAACACCATCTTTTTTAGAATTAAAAGCAACAGCTTTAAAGTCTGGTAAATAAAAATCTTTAATAGTATTTGCCATTGTTATTATTTTATCTTTCTTACCTTTTGAAACAGGTAAACCTGTTAATGAATCTTTGTAACTTATAGGAAAATAATATGTATCTTCTGTTTCGAAATTTTTAGTAAACATTAATGCAGCAGATTTTGCTGCTTCTTGAAAAGTTTTAACTTCACCTGCATAAAATTCATTTGCTCCGTACAATGCTAAAAAGTCTACAATGTTTTCCATTTCTACTGAAGATTCACCAGTATCAAAAGGAACATTTGCTCTAATAATATTTTCAATATCTTTAAATTCTCCATTAGTTCTGATAGCTGTTCTCATTTTTTTAAAACTTACATCTGTATCATCACTATCATTTAAGAATGCTTTTAACGCTTTTATTTTTTCTGGTTGATCAAGACTTAAAATTTTCATTGCATCTTCCGGTGTTGCAAAACCAGAACTTAAAAATTTAGCAGCTTGTGGTAATCCTGCGTGCATTAGTTGTGCAAAAACTTGAGATTCTAAATCACCATACTGAACGTCTAAAGCGCTCAACATATTAAATTGTTTATTTACATCTTTTTCTTCTGAAGCTAATTTGTAATTATTTATAAAGTTTTTAGCCATACCATTAGTCATTACTTTTTGTTTTGAAGGATGAACACCTAATTCATTTTGTTTATTAATTAATATATTAGAAAGTTCTAATTGAAGAGCAGTAGTTTTTTCTACATTTTTTTCGTTATCTATTTCCATTACTAAAGATTCAATTTCATCATTAGTTGTAATTAAAAATTGTACAGGATCTGAATTTAAATCTTTATTTCTTTGTTCAAGAATACCATTATAATAGTCTCTAATTCCTTCAAATTCTTTTTGACCAAACCTTTCTTCTGCTTCATTTATAAATCCATCAACAACATCTTGAACAACTTTATTGCTTGAAGTTAAAATAATTTTTCTATTATCTGCTGTTTCTCTGTGTAAACTTTCTTGAGTAATCATTTTATTAACTACTTCAGTTGGTAAAACTTCTGAAGCTAAATCTAAATTAAAAGGATCCACATCTTTACCGGCATTTATTTTTGCAGTATGATCTTCCCATTGCGCCTTTACTAAAGGTGCTAAAGTTTTTTTAGCTTTTGATATAAGTTCTATTCTTGAATTATAATTTAATCCTTGAAAATCTTTTTCATTTTTTAACATTGCTAATGCTTCTCTAGGATTGTTAGAAATCATTTTATCTGCTTCTAAATATTTTATTTCATTAGGTATTCCTGCAATCATTTTACCTAATACAGCATTAGAAACTTTTCCTTTATAATTTGTGGTATATAAATTTTCTAGATCTTGACCAAGAACATTGTAATCAAATCCATCAGTAGTATCTATTGCAGTTATCATTAGGTTTTGTTTTTTTTTATTAACCAAAGTATCTAAAGCAATTAAAGTATTTTTTTCAACTGCCGTACTAGTTCTAAAAATTCCTTTCTGCACTTCAGATAAAGCATACTGATTAAATAAAGTTCTTGAATTATTGTTACTTGCTAAACCAGAATATTTTTGTATCAACATATTTGATTTATTTTTAACAATAGATTGTGCTTGATCATTATTTTCTAAATTTCCTGCTTCATCATAAACGTCTTGCATATCTCTGATAAAATCATTTTCTAATCTCAATGCTTCTGTTTTATTTTCAAAATCTTTTTGTTTAACTCTATGTTGTACAATTTCTTTTGTTACGGGTGCTAAAGCAGATCCAATTGTTTGATCAAGACTCATTTGAATATTAGATTTAACAGATCCAACTTCACCTGTTATTGTTGCTTCAGTTGTAAATGTAGGTATTTTTGGCATTAGTATATATCAGCTCCCCCACCATAACCAGACATACCAGTTCCTCTAGTTCCTGGACTTCCTGTTGTGTTTGTTGATGTTCCAAAATTACTCATGTTAAGTAAACTTGTTCCTGTAGATCCTATTGTTTGTATTTGTGCAAGTCTAGCTTGTTCTCTAGCCATTTGACCAGATATTCTAGAAAAGTTTGCTTCTTCAAGTTTTTTAGATTGAGCAACTCTAGAATTATATCTCATGATATTTTCTTGCATATATTTCTCTCTAGCATTTGCTGCAGCAATTCTATATGCTGTGCCTGTTCCAGAAACTACACCAGATTTAGCAAGATTTACTTCTACTTGACCTTTTAATTTTTCGTATGAATTATTGAATCTAGCAATATCAAATTCAGTTTTTTTTTCTATTTGTACTGCTTCTGCTTCTGCTACTTTAGCATTACGTTCATTAACTGCTTGATTAAATTTTCCAATCTTGCCTTGTTGTTGAACTGTTGCTGCACCTATTGCGCCAACTACTGCTGCTTGCCATCCCATTAGAATAACCTCGCATACATATATTGATCTGAACCATCAAAACCAAATTTTCTCATCAAACCTTCTTCCTCTAATCCTAACCATTTAGCAAATTTTAAACCAGTTGTATAGTTTGCTCTTACAGCAGTTTGAACTCGATTGATATTATTTTCTTTAGCAATCCGTGCAAAATCTTTCTTTATTGCTTTCGCAACAACTATAGGATGATCTAAAGCATCTTTAGTTGCTAGTACCCAACCTTCTGCAACACCATCCCAAATAATTTTCATGCCTGCAGCAAAGATAGGTTTACCATCAATCATACCAGTAAATGCTAAATTTTCTTGTTCTAAATTCATTGCGTTACCATTAAACTCCATATCTTTATCCATTAACATATGATTCATTTGTTGCTTCATAATGTATTGACCATGTTCACCTTTATACTTTACAATATTGATTATTCTATCCATCGTTTGTTTGAAGTTTAGGATATAATGACAGTATCGTCAAAGGTAAAGGTTGTGTTTGTCTTACAAATATAAAACCATCTGTTTCATAGTTTCCTCTAAATTCTATTTCTTTATCACCTGTAAATACATTGATACCACTATCCATTGCGTTAGCTGAAGATCTAAAAGGTATTCGTTCCATGTTAGCTAGATCTGGACCAATCTCCACACCAATACTTTCATAAAGTCTAGCAGTAATTTCATATATTCTTTTTGTTTTAGATTGTGATGTACCATTCTGTGAGCCTGCATCTATTCTCATTGTTTGTAATAAAGATGTATAACTTAATCCAACTTTAACTTTACTTGCAGCTCTTTCTAAAGTTATTGATCCAGAACTGACAACCTTATCTGGATGCGTTGCACCATCTGCCAACACAGAAACTGTTTGACCTTCAAGATGAGCAAGACCAGAAATATTTGTAACTGCAGATCCATCGTAAGATAATTGTGAGTCTAAAAAATTAAATGATGTATCATCTGTTTCATCAAAATCATATTGATGAATATATTCTACATATCTTTTTGTAGCACCATTGATTGTTCTTTTTACAATTACCCATGTTTGATATTCTGAATCATCTGTAGGAATTGTGGCAACACTATCACAAACTGCTATACCACTTCCAAATGCTCCACCAAAAATATGTCTATGCCAAGCAACTACTTGTTGTTCTCTTTGATAAGTTAATCCAACTAACTGACCATCATTTCTTGCGCACCATATAACTTGATTAGGTTCTTGTTGATATGACAATTGTTTAAATCCACCTTCAGAAATATGTTCTGCAAGAATAGTCAAGTCTGGAGCAACATAACCATCAACATCAAAATTATAAGCTAGTTCTCTTAACTTTCTTCTTGCTCTTTGTAAAAATAATGTTGCGTTACCTACTGCTAAAGCATCTACGTTTGCTGCACCATTGTTAGATTGTTTTTTAATTAATATGTTTGTAGGTGTAATTGCAATATCAGTTCCACCACCACTAACTGCAAACTCACCCCCTGCAGTACCAATGATTAAAGTTCTTGTAGCTGTCATAAATCTAATTGCATTAACTTGGTTAGATGCAATCGTATAAATAATAGCATCATCATCAGCTACTGTGCCATGATAATTATCATCCATGTTTTCATAATCACCAGACTTAGAAAAAAATAATGTTTGTGGTTGAGATAAGGTTGCTGCAAATACTAATCTTTGTTCAAAAAAAGTTACGCAAGAAGGATGACCAGTAGTAGAACTAAAAGAACCTAATGCAAAATCTGTTGATGCTGAACCATTTGATATATCTGTTATTACTTCCATATCAACAACAGTTGATGATGTATATCCTGTTATTTTTACATGACCATCAAGCATATGAACTAATCTTCCAACATCAGTTGATAACCAACCTTGATTAGAATTAACCCCAGTAGTTGATGATAAAGTTAATGTACCTGTTTGACCTGCATTAGTATGTGATGCAGTTATAGTTGTTGTTTCAATATTGTGATCCATAAATGGACCATTCGTAAATTCAACACTTGTTAGTGTCCAGGATGTGTGACCTGTTCTAGCTAATTTTTTTACGGGATGATTAGGGTGACATAAGTACATCACATCAGCAGATTGTGCATACTTAATATCAAATAGTTCTGCTTCTAAATAAGGTGATGCTATTTCATAAGCTGAACCACCAGATAATATTTGACCATTGTCTTTATAAAATCTTATGTACTGATTTCCAAACTCTAACATATAAGTTTGTGTTGTACTAAATTCAAAAGGAACCAATCTTGTTTCTTTAGAACTATCTTTTACTTCTGCTACAAACTGTGAACCAGATCTTCTTGCTGCACTTCCATGAGGAAACACAATCATGTTTTCTAAAGTCTTACATCCTGTAGGGTATTTTTGTAAATCGTTTCTACCATCAAGTCTTGGTGATAATTCTCCACCTGTGAAGTTCGTTAATTGAACAGCAACTCTAGCCATAGGTTAGTACCTTGCGTTTATAAAAGAAGAAGATCCAAGAACATCTGATTGACCATTATCTGGATTAGTATTTTGACCTTCTGTAGCATCTACAAATCTTGCTTCTCTTAATTTGTCTTGAAATAAATTATACATATTAGAAGCAGTAGGATTGGATGAAGTAACTGCATAAGCAATGTCTGCTGCTAGTGATGCAGAAATTGTTTCTCTTAATAATTCATCGTACTGATTAGCATCTGTAATTCTTGCAACATATTGAATTTTTACTGTGTCATGATTTGCTACAACTTTTCTACCTTCAACTTTAAAATCATAATCATAATTTAATATTCCAAGAACTCTCAAGCAATCAGAAGGTAGTGTAAACTGATAACTAAAACCCCATGAAGGAGTTTCTGTATCTCTTGCTAGTTCAACTCTTTTAATTAAACAGTTCCAGGGATGAGATCTAAATAAACTATCTCTAACTTGTGTATATCTTGCGTTGCAAAGTCTTGCGTTTTTTGAATCTTCTGTAAGTGATAATATTGTTGACGCACCTAGTTGATTTAATGCTCCATTACAAATGTCTACTACTGATGCCATACTACTT